TGTCGCAATCCTGCGTAGCTCAACGGCAGAGCATCCGACTGTTAATCGGACGGTTGTTGGTTCGAATCCAACCGCAGGAGCTCTCCCCCCGGCCCATCAGGGTCGGGGGTTTCGTTGTTTGTAGAGCCGGTCATGAGCCATTCAAAGGGGACGCGCGTAGCGAAGGCCCATGCAATGAGGACGGCCTTGCGCGGCTTGGATGAGCCGCGCTCAGCTGCGGAGATGCTTGTGCGCGAAATGCCGATCTGCTCAGAGAGCTGGACCTGATCGAAGCCTGCGGACTCGCGTGCTTTACGCAAGCGGTCGGATAGATCAAACGTCGGAACGCGAAGGGGAATGGTTGCGGTGCTCATATTGCCAAGTTTAGCGAATAGTGCCTGACCATGCAATAGAACTTGCTAAACTTTGCAAACTTCAAGTTCTATGGATACACTTGAAGTATGCCAAGTTTAGAGACGAAAGACGCGCAGCTCTTCGTGAGCGCAGTCGAAGCCGCCGAAATCCTAGGGATTGCACGCCGCAGCCTGATTAGCCGCGTTGAAGCCGGCACCGTCCAGGCCGCCCACAAGCTGCCCGGCCGCACAGGAGCCTTCCTGTTCGACCGTTCCTACATCGAGAAGATCGCAGCCGACGAACGCGACGCCACCCAGCGACGCTCCGCGCTCGCGGCCGCGCCGTCCGCTCCCGAGGACTACGTGATCCAGGACGAGCGCACGGGGACTGTCATCCTCCACGCCTTCCACAGCTCCATTGACGGAGGTGACGCAGCGTGACCCCGGGGTGGGTAACCCCGAAGGGCGCGGCGGACTACTTGCAGGTGTCTGAGTCCACCTTGTACGCGCTGCGCCGGGCCGGGGACGGTCCCCGTTATGCGAAGCGCGGGCAGTTGGTCCGTTACTCGATCGCAGATTTGGACGCATGGATGCGTCAGAACATGGAGAACCCTAATGAGAACGAATGAAAGCTTGGTGGGCGGGCGCCCGTGTGCCGGGGCACCCGCCCACCGGGAGAACACGATTAGCGGATCACTTGCCGGATTCCTTGATGGTCGTGTTCGGGTGGCCCTTGCCGTAAGTGGCCGTGACGAAACGTCCGGTCACGGCGCTTCGGTAAGTGCCCTTGGAGGACTTGCCGCCTCCGCTCTTTCCGCCCTTCGCCATGCCTGTCACCTCCTTTCATGCGAGCTCAAACGCCCTCAAATGGGCGTTGCTCGCATGGTACGGACAAGCATGGGCATTTGCGTCCACCCTGCTGCGGAGGAGGACATGGTCGGGGGTGATGCAGCGTGAGCGAGCAGAACGCAACCGGTGTTTCGCGCGTGATTGTGCCGGCTGACAGGGGCGAGATGGCGGAGTCTATTCTCCTGTCGATCGCCGAAGATTTGAACAGGGCAGTTGAGGCGCTGGGTTATCCGACGCTTCAAGTCATGCTGGGCGATGATGTCCCGATCGCTCAGCTACAACACAGCCTGATGAGGATGTCCTGTGTTGTAGCAGAGAAGTATTGCGGCTACGTCGAGAATGGGCTCAGAGTTCACGCTTCCGGGGAATCGGGTGTCTCCACGTGCGCCGAGTGCCGTCAGGCTGAGTCCAGGTGACGACGATGCAGACATTCATCTCGCTCCCGTGGTGTCTCGAGTACATGAACAGGGCCGATGACTTGGCGTCGATCGGGCCTGCCGGTGGTGGCGTGAAAATTTCGTTGGCAGTGTCGATGTCAACCTCAACGTCGGTCAGCGTCGCGTTCCCGGTGTTGACCAGAGCGTACATGTCGCCATTCTCCCACTTCACCTCCCAAGGAGGCGCTGAGTTGGCTTCGGCGAGGGTGTCGGCGAGGCGTTGCACGCCTGCGGCGGTCTGTTCAGCGGCTTCGACTGTGCGTTGTGCTTCGTCTCGCGCGCGTTCTGCGGCGGCTTTGGCCTGCCTTGAGACGTTCGATCGGAACCATGAAACGGCGGCTCCGATCAGCGTCAGGACGGCGCAGGCAGCGCTGATCCATGCGGGTGCGTCCATGTTGTCCTCCTCGGTGAGGTGTGGTTGCCGCACGATCTCGTGCGGCGTGGTTGGCGCCTCCCACCTTACCGGGGAGGGGGCCATCAGTGGTGCGGATGGTTCGTCTTCCTCAGCGTCTTCCTCCGCTCACTCCGGCGGCGCTGGGGGAGACCGTGGCCTGCCGGGGTATGAGCACTGGCCCCCGGCAGGCCACACCGTTCAGGTGTCGAGGTACAGGTTTCTGCGTGGCCGCGAGGATGGTTCGGCGCGCGGTTAGAGCTCCGTGGGGCCGGGGAGTGTTGGTGGGTTGCGAGTCTCCGCCCGGCCCCACGGTCATCCAAATGAAAAGTGCCCCGGCCGATGGTGGTCGGCCGGGGCTGTCCCAAGAAAGGACTATCAGTCATGGATCAGGTTACCACGTCTGAGACGGTGGCGTTGAGCGCCCCCGTGTTGGAGGCGCTACGGCGCCTCGATGCGGTGATGAAGCTGCGCAAGCATCAGACGGCCGCGCAGAAGCGTGTTGCGTTGGCACGCTCTCGCGCGCGGGCGGTTTGGTGGGCGAAGGAGGAGGAGCAATGACCGGGATGAACGTCGCCAGGGTGTTGGCGGCGCTGACGCTGGTGGCGCTGGCGTGGTGGCTCGGGTCCCTCATTGATGGGTGGGTGGCGGCTGCGGCCGCGATCCTCCCGCCGACGGCGCTCGCCGAGCGCCTGGTCTACGTCGCGTGGAAGGAGCGTCGGGCATGAGGTCCGTCGAGATGATCATTGAGTTCCCTATCAAGGACGCGAACTTGCCGATGCCGCACCTGCTGGGGCTGGCTAACGCCGCGTTCGTCGAGGAGGTCGAGCATCAGGGCCTGTTGCTGATGTCGCCTCCGAGCCCGTCCGTGATGCACGCGCGCCGGATTGTCGAGGTTCGCGCGTCCGTCGTGGAGAAGCCGGATTGGGCGCCGCCGACGCCGTCGGCACCAACATTCGAGTGCCCGAACTGCGGCACGACGATTTTCGCCGCCGGAGACACCGAGCAGGAAGAGACATGCAAGTGACCGAAACATTAGTGGGCATCTTTGCCCTGGAGCTGCTGGCGCTGGTAACGGCGTACCTGTGGTGGGACTGGCGCACGAACACACGCGAGTTCCGTGAGATGCGACGCCTGATGATGCAGCGCCTCGAGGAAGACCGTCAGAGGGGTGAGACAAATGACTGAGGCTATCGCGATTGCCGCTGATGATGTACAGGCTCGTACCGTCGCGGAGACGATGCTCGGCCTCATCGCGGATGACGGTCATGTCGAGGTCGCGCAGGCGGAGCTGGCTCGCCTGACTGGCTTGTCCGCACGGACGCTGCGTCGTGCCCTTGATCGCCTGCGTGAGGCTCACTGGATTAGCGTCGTGCGTGAGGCGACGCCGAACGCGCCCGCGCGTTACGACTTGACGGACCTGGCTGACGTCGCGCAGGCGGTCGGCCTGAAGCCGCGCCGCGAAGAACCCGAGGCCGTGGCCTCGACGGGCACTGACGTATTGTCGGCTGAGGCCGCGGCGGACCCGATTGGGGCCGTCCAGCCTGGCCAGCGGTGGCTGATCGACCCGAAGCTCCTGCAGGGAGGCTCGAACATCCGCGCTGACTTGCGTGTCGGCCCGGAGTTCGTGGAGACGATCGGCGGCCTCGGTGTCCTGAAGGACATCGATGTGTATCCGACATTGACGGGATTGGTGGTTCTCGACGGGCACCGTCGCCACCGCGCGGCCATCGAGGCGGGCTTGGAGACGGTGCCGGTGCGTATCGTCGACGTGGCGAACGATCTGGATCGCATTGGCTTGCAGCTCACCGAGAATGACGAGCATGCGCACACGTCGGCCGTGGATCGCGCCCGCGCCATTAACCAACTCGTGTTGATGGGTCTTCCGGCCTCCGAGCTGCGCAAGCGCGGCGTGCGGGCCAGTGAGGCGACGATGGCTCGCCGCGTCGCTAATGCGTCGCAGGAGGTCGCAGACCTGGGGGAGTCGGCGAATCTCGGCCTCGATGATCTCGCGAAGATCGCTGAGGCTGAGGCTGACCTCCCTGAGGACATCGCGGGCATGGTCGTCGAGGAGATTCGCGAGGCTCCCGGCAAGATCGATCATTTCCTCGAGCGCGCCCGCGACGAGGCGCGCCGCCGCCAGGTCTATGAAGACGAGGTCCTCGACCTGCGCCAGCAGGGTATCCACGTCATTACAGATGACGAATTCTATAACGGTTTCCCGAAGACCAACCAGTATCTGTGGAACCTGGTCGATGAGTATGGCAACAGGGTTGAGCCGCACGACAACTGCCCCGGCAATGCGGCGTATGTCTCGGTGATCGGCTCGGGTGAGTACACGAGCGCGCAGACGCGCTTTGTGTGCATGGACTACGCCTCGCACGGGCACTTCACCCGTGAGGATCGGGCGAGGACCACGCAGGAAGTCGATCGCGCAGCGACCGTCGAGGCGAACCGTCAGGCGGCTCAGGAAGGCGAAGTGCGCCGCGCCTGGATTAAGGATGTTCTCTTCAAGCGCCCTCTGCCGAAGGACACGGCGCTTCTGGAAATGCCCATCATCTACAACCAAGCCAAGGTGTCCGACGCCACTCAGGCGAAGGGCCGCGCGCTGGTCAACTTCGATGCCCTGGGCTTCGGGCTCACGATGTCAGCCGCGCAGGCGGCTAAGGCGCGCCTCGCGTGGTGCATCGGCGTCCTCGAGGGTGGCATGGGCCGTGATTACTGGCGCAGCCGCAACAGTGAGCGCTTTGACAGCCTCGTTCAGCTGTACCTGCGGACCTTGGAACACTGGGGATACACCCTCGGTGAGGGCGAGGAGGCGTTCTGCGAGAAGGTAGAAGCTGCCCCAGCGGTCGTCACCTGGGGACCGCGAGCTGGGGAGGTGTACTGATGAGCGCCGATAACACCGTGTTCAGTGCTCTCGAAGACGCTGTGTCTGCGTTGGTTGCGGAAAAGCACGGGCCTGGCTGTGTGCTGGGGGCTTTTATCGTCGTCGCGGAGAGCATCGCCCCGGAGGACGGCCAGGACAGGAGCGCGTGGCTGTGCGAGGGGTCGGGGTCGCCGCTGGCGCGTCGTGGACTCGTCGAGTGTGCGCGCGACATGTACTCACGATCGGTGAGGAGGCTCTCCGATGACTGACGAAGCATCAACGATGGTGATCGTGGCTCGGGCGGCCTTGCAGGGGGCACTTCGTGCGGCCCTGCCGCATGTAGCCCGCAGGATTCCAGAGGATGCTCCGGACAATGGTGCGGGCTTGCTGCGCCTGGCCGTCGTCCAGGATTGCGTGATGGTGTTTGCGGCCGCGATTGATCGCAAGCGCGCGATCGCCACGCGGTTTTCCGTCTTCGACGGAGATGCCTACGGAGACGGTGTGACATCCATGTGGATGCAGCGTGCGGCAGTGGAGTCGCTGGCGACGTTCCTCGCGGGGTCTCCCGTCGACCGGGTGAGCCTGGTCCTCGATGAGAGGGAGGGCGTGACCGTCCAGGAGGCGGGGGTCTTATATGGCCCTCAGATGGCGCGTGTCGCTCCGGAGGCGGAGCCGATGGATGAGGACCGCGTCGATGCGGCGCGCCTCCTGCTCGATGGAGCGCATGCTGTCCTCTATCAGGATGCGGCCGTGGAGATGGAGCCCGCTGTCGTCCGCACGTTCGCGGCGTCGGCTGCGGCCTGGCAGATTCCTCTGCGGGTCCGCGTCGGGGACGGGGATGGGCGGTCCTCGTTCATCTGGGGCACTGATGCGTGCCTCGGCTGGTCCGCTGGATCAGTACTGCTTCAGGGCCCAGTGACGGGAGAGCTCCTCTACGACGGCCCGTCGATCCCATACCTGGAGGCTGCGTTGCTTCCCCCTGTGCCCATGGGGAGCGCTGATCTGCCAGCGGGGCTTCGCGTCTACGAGAGAGGGGAAGACCTGTGACTGTCGCGCCCCTGTGGGAGATCGGCCCCTTCGATCTGCCCCAGTCCGACATGCTCTCGCTCAACGGGCGAGCCGACCGCCGTACTCTCTCCCCGCGGATTCGGACCCTGCGCATGCAAGCCCGCGTCATGGCGCGCGCGGCCCGCTGCCCGACCTTCATGCGAGCACGACTCGTTGCGTGGGTTCGGTTCCCCGATGGCCGCCGCCGCGACCTCCACAACTACATGCCCACCTTGAAGGCACTCGTGGACGGGCTTGTGGATGCGGGTCTGCTCCCGGACGACGATGCGCGTCACCTGCAGGGACCGGACATGCGCCTCGACCCCCGTCACACCAGCAAGCGCATGGGCATCCCCATGTGCTCGATCCGATTCACTGTCATGCCCTACGAAGAAAACGAGGAAGACCAATGAGCGGCGAAACAGTCATCACCCTCGTCGGTAACTTGACCGCCGACCCCTCACTCCGCTGGACGCAGTCCGGCTCCGCCGTCGCTGACTTCACGGTGGCATCGACCCCGCGAACCTACGACCGCAACGCCGGTGAATGGCGCGACGGCGACACCCTGTTCATGCGCTGCTCCGTGTGGCGCGATGTCGCCGAGAACGTCGCCGAGTCCCTCCGCAAGGGCATGCGCGTCATCGTCGTCGGCCGCCTCACACAGCGCTCCTACGAAACACAGCAGGGCGAGCGCCGCACGGTCGTCGAGCTGCAGGTCGACGAGGTCGGCCCCTCCCTACGCCGAGCCCGCGCACAGGTCACCAGGCACCCCGCCGCCGACGGCGGGGCAGGATACCCGCCCCCGCCTCCACCTGCGTCCCCCCAGCCCGCCCAGACAACGCAGCAGGCGCCGCAGGCACCGCAGCAGACCGCGCCCCGCCAGATCGTCCAAGAGGACCCCTGGGCGCGTCAAGCCCCGCCCGCCCCCGTCTGGGAACCGCCGTTCTGATGGCCGCCTCCCTCGAGCGCGCAGGCTGGGGGATAGACCCTGCCGAACTCGACGAGAACCCACGGCGCTGCCCCAAATGCGAGGCTCCGATACTCCCGGGCCGGGCGCTGTGCCACCCCTGTTACGTCCGGGCCGAGCAACAACGCCGCGCTTTCACGGAGAGAGCTTGGATGACCAGGAACTACCCCGACTACAGGCCCCGCAGCCTGTTCCCCGAAGACTACGACCAAGAGGAGGTGACCAGATGACCTGCAACGACTGGACGCCCCGCGTGTGCGACTCATGCGGCGGCGCAATCAACCCCGTCACCGGCGAATGCCGGTGCTCAGACTAGAAAGCGACACACATGTTCTTCCAACTTGGAGACGAGCTCCGGGGCAACCCGAAGATTCAAAGCCTCGCACGACGCGCCATGACCGGGGACCTCAGCGGCCTCGCCGCACTCGGCATGTGGGCGCTCGCGGGGACGGCCTGCCAGCAGGCGCTGACCGATGGAGTGATTGCGGTCGAGACGCTCGTCTCGGACACGCTCAGTCTTGAAGTGGCGACTCAGCTGGCGGGGATGCTCGTCGAAGAGGGGCTGTGGCATGCGCCGGGGCACTCGTGCGAACGCTGCGTGCAGCCGCCGCCTGGCTCGTTCATCTTTCATGACTGGTTTGATCTTCGCTATGACCGTGGCGAGGACGTGCGAGTCACGAGGGGAAAGCGCGCGGAGCTGAAAAACAGGAAGATCACAGATGCTGTGTGGCTGCGCGATCGCGTCGGCGGTGTCGAGCGCGGGGGCAATATGGTTGCCCCGTGTCGCTACTGCGGGACGAAGGTGCAGCGCAAGGATCGCAGCACGTGGCAGTACGATCACGTTGAGCCGACCAAGTACATTGGCGCGGCCAATATCGTGATCGCATGCACGGGCTGCAACAAGCAGAAGCAGCAGCGCACGCCTGCCGAGGCGGGCATGGTGCTTCATCGCCCTGGGTGGATGCCCGGGCAGGCGGACTGGTCAGCGCCTCCGAAGAGTGCTGAGCGGAACACGGTCGAGAACACGCCGCGTCGCGGCGGAGCTGTCATGGTCGAAGCCGGGAGGGACGCGAATCCCGTCGAGGGGACGCCCTCGGGTCAGGTCGAATCCTCCCTCCCTTGGAATCCCAGCAGCACCGCCGCCGGCACGGTCGGTGATCTCCCGGACGCTCACGCGCTCGACTGGGGGCAGGCAGCAGGCGAGGGAGGCGAGGATCCCGTCGAGGCTAACGCCTCGGGTCAGGTCGAACCCGCCCCCAGCTTGCGCCGCGCAAACCCTCTCCGACCTGCGACGGCACCTGCGGCAGCCGCAGCGGCAGCCGCGACGGCAACAAATCCTGCCGCAGCGGCAGCCGCAGCGCAGGAAAATCTTGCCGCGACGGCAGCAAAGCGGGTGTCTACGCGCGCACGCGCGTGTCAGGGCAGGGAGGGGCAGGGCAGGGAACTAGATAGGGAAGGGTCTGGCTGGGAGACTGGCGGGGCCGGGCAGGGTGAGCCTGCCTCATCCCGCAGGCGTAGGCCACGGCGCAAACGTCAGGTGAGAAATCCTGGCGCTTCTCTTGAAGGTTCTCAGCCCATGCCCAACCCCTCATCTGCTGGTCTAGCAGGGGATGCTCCTAGCCCGCAGGTGGGTGGGCAGTGGGGGTCGCCCTGGTACCAGTGGCGAGGTCGTCCCCCGGTGGACGATGAAGCCGTGTGCCCGATCCATGGGGCCGACGTGCCCTGCCGTTTCTGCCTTGAGGAGGAGCCATGCTGAACCGCGTGTGTTTGTCCGGGTGTGCGTCGCCTGGTGAGCATCTTCCTGACTGCCGGGATGACTCGTGCCGGGGCTGCGCCACGAGTCCGGCTTGCGTCGGTGTCTTGTGCGCCCGTTGCTGGGGGAGACTCCAAGCCGTCGTGCGCACGATGCCGGCACTCGTCGACGAGCTGATGAGCGGGGACGACGCGCCCTCGGCGGTCTCATCCTCTGGCGGTGGTCGCCCACCCGGCTCGTCCTCGCTGTACCCGCAGCAGCGGGCAGCGGCCGACGAGCTCGCGGCGGCGCTTGCCTCGTGGTGTATCCAGGCAGGCGAGCATATCGGCGTCGAGGCTCCTCGACCGTCCGGCCTGTGGTGGTCGAGCCCTGGTCGCAAAATCGACGCGGAGACGGGCGAGGCATACCTCGTCGAGGCAGAGCCGGTCGGCATCCGTGTCCCTGCGGCGCTGACTGAGCTCGTCCGCTGGATTGATCCACTGCTCGACCGCGTCGCGGCCGCACCGTGGGCACCCGAGATGCTTGCCGACCTAGCAAGGCTTGACGCTGGCGCACGCGCAAGGTGGGCAGTCGAGGAACCAGAGCGGCGCGTGCAGGACATCGCCTGCCCGTCGTGCAACGCATACTCACTCGTGGTCACGCCCGTCCGAGTCGTTGGAGGGCAAGAGCAGGTCACCTGCTCGCGCATCTCCTGCGGGCGCGTCCTGTCCTCCCAGGACTGGGACCGACTGCGCGCCTGGTCGGTACTGGTTGCTCGCATGTCAGCCAAGGCCGAGGAGACCTCGGCATGATCGTCGCGGGGGAGGAATGGGAACGACAATGCGATGTGCCGAAACATGTCCCCGGCCTACCCGCCTCAACGGTGCGGGTGTGGGCAGCAGCAGGACGGGTGCGGTCAGTCAAGGTCGGCGGCTCCGTATGGGTAGCAGTCGAGGACGTGCTAGCGGCTGCGGCCTCGTCACGCCGCCGCTGCACGACACGACACGCGAACCAGGTGCAGGTTGATTGACAGCGCCGCATGGCAGTTGTAACATTCGTGCCAACGGCAGAAGTGTCGAACAAGCCCCGAGGCGGATACCCGTCCGGGGCTTTCGCGTACCCGCCGACACAGCGGAGCTCCGAGAGGATGAAGCGTCATGGCGTGGTCATCGAGCGATCGCGCATCGCGGCTCCCACCTGACTGGGACGAGCGCCGCGCCTTCGTCCGCGCCCGCGCAGGCGGCAGGTGCGAAGCCCTCCTGCATGACGGGACACGATGCCCTGCAGCTGGTGCCGAGTGCGACCACATCACACCTGGTGACGATCATCGAGCGACGAACTTGCAGTGGCTGTGCTCGTGGCATCACAAGAGAAAGACTCAGCGAGAAGCCGCGGCCGCATTAGCAGCAGAGCGGGCACGAAATGCCCCACGCAAGCGCAAGCATCCCGGCCTCATCGACTAGACCCCCCACCAGGGACCCCCTCCCCACCCAACCAGAACACCGTGAAGAGCTGTCGTTTTTTGTTTGTACGGGTCTGGGGAAATATTAACTGCCTGCAAGCGTTGATAGCTCAACGCAAACGCCAGGCCATGGGGTGAGGGGGTGGGGGAATTTAGAGGGGTGCTAGGATGCCATCCTGGTACACATTCTCCGTGACGGTGATGTATCGCCCCTGCGAATAGAACTCGATCCGCTGCCCACGCCACATGCGCTTGAAGCCTCGCTGCGGGACGGCCGTCCCCCAGATATGCAGCCCACGCCCAGACGGCGAGACTTCAACGTAGGAGCCTTCGTAGTACGCGAGAAGAGCACGAGTGGCCTCGTTGGGGATGCCGTGCTCATCGAGGCATCCGTCGAGGTCGATACAGGCGATGCCGTCTCCGAGGACGAAGCCGAGGGGTGCGCCGGTGGCGCTCGCGGCCTCATACGTGCTCCAGGTCGTCGGGTCGGTGACGGATGCCCACGCGCCCGTGCGCGCGCACATGGGTCGCTTGTGGGCGTGGTTGACCCATCGGGGGCGGCTGATGAGCTCGGCGGGCAGCGCTCGCGGGGCATGCGTCTGTGCGGCGCGGTGGTGAGCGACTCGGCATCGGGTCGAGCAGAAACGTGCGTCAGCGCGCGCCCAGGGTTTGAGCGGAATCGAGCAGTGTTCGCATGTTCTCACGTCTCCTATTGTAACGGATAAAGTGTTGGTATTCTGCGGATAGGTGGGGATGGTTATGGCTGGTCGTGGCCCCGCGCCGAAGCCGAAGGGCTCGCGAGCTCGCCGGAATAAGGACCCCCAAATCCTGCGTATCATCACGGCGCAACCAGTCGAGCAGCCGTCGCTGCCGGTCATTGAGCATGTGGTGCTTGACGAGAATGGCAAGCCCCGGAAGAAGCGGTTCACATGGCCGACAATGACGCGCCGGTGGTGGAAAATGTGGGGCGAATCCCCGCTCAGCGCGGAGTACACGGAGACCGACTGGTCTTTCTTGCTCGACACCGCTTACCTGCATGCCCAGTACTGGAAGGGCGATTCCCGAGTTGCGAGCGAGCTCAGGCTTCGCGTCGCGAAATTCGGGGCCACGCCCGAAGACCGTGCCAGGCTCCGGATTCAGTTCGCGGTGGCCGATAACCTCGAAGACGACGTCGCCGTTGATGATGTGGCGCCCGTTTCTGCGCGTGCGCGCAGACGGCAGAAGAAGCTGAGGGCGGTGTAGCGTGCCCTGGAAACCGATCGACGAGGACGACGAGTTCCCGACGCTCGGATATGACGTTGCGGACTGGATGACGGAGTTCCTCCTCATGCCGGACCGTGACGAGGACAGCGAGGAACACGTCCCGTTCGTGCCCACGCAGGAACAGATTGAGTTTCTCGCGAGGCTGTATGAGCTGGACCCAGACACGGGCCGTCGAGTCAAGCAGCGCGCGGTGCTCTCGCGTCCGCGTGGCTGGGGCAAGAGCCCGTTTCTCGCAGCGATCTGCTGCGCTGAAGCTATGGGGCCCGTGCTGTGCGACGGGTGGGACTCAGATGGCCAGCCGGTCGGCGTGCCGTGGTCGACGCGGCGCACACCTATCGTGCAAGTTACGGCGACGACGGATGACCAGACCGCGAACACCTGGGACCCGCTCCTGGAAATGCTACGCGGCTCTCCGGCTGAATCGGTGTACGGTCTCGACCCGATGGACTCCTTCGTGGCGCTGCGTCGCGGCCGCATCGAGAAGCGCACGTCGTCGGCGACCTCCGTCAAGGGGGCGAAGGCTGTCATGGCGGTCATGGATCAGACGGAGACGTGGCTGCCGTCGAACGGCGGGCCAAAGCTGGCGAAGACACTGCGTGCGAACGCTGACAAGCTCGGGGGGCTCACGATTGAGACCCCGAACGCCTACACGATCGGCGAACGCTCGGTCGCGGAGACGACAGCTCGGTTCTACGAGCTGATCAAGGCGGGGAAAGTCAAGCCTGAAGCGGCGCGAGGCCTGTACTACGACCACCGTGAAGCGCCGCTGGACACCGACATCTCGGACCGCGAATCGCTCATCAATGGCCTGCGCATCGCCTACGGAGACTCGGCAGCTGACCCGCGCGGCTGCGCGATCCACGAGCCCGAGTGTGAGCCCGGCTGGGTGGACCTCGAACGCATCGCGGACAGCTTCTGGCATCCAGATAACGACCCCGCGGACATGTGCGCGAACTTCCTCAATCAGATAAACAGCGCGTCCGACGCATGGCTCACGATGCCCGAGCTGCGAGCCATCGAAGACCACACGAAGCAGATCAGCTCCACCGAGCCGATCACGCTCGGCTTCGACGGCTCCGAAGGCCGGAAGATCGGCATCGCCGATGCCACGGTCTTGATCGGCTACTCGGTGACGCAGCGTCACCTGTTCAAGGTCGGGATTTGGAGCCAGCCGGACGGTCCGGCAGGCGAAGGCTGGCAGCCGCCCCGCCTCGAAGTCGAGCAGACCGTGCGCGACGCTTTCGAGCGGTTCAACGTCGTGGGCTTCTACGCGGACCCGTCGGCGGGATGGGCTCAGGACGTGAAGGCCTGGGAGGCGCGCTACTCGCGCCGCCTGCGAGCCAAGATCAGCGCGTCCGAGCCGATCCGCTACCCGCAGCGCAACGTGAGCCAGACGTGCGAGAACTTCGCGCAGCTCCTCTCAGCGATCCACCAGAACCTCATCACCTACGACGGCGACCCGACTATGACCGCGCATCTGCTCAACGCCCGCAAGTCGCCCAGGCAATCGGGCTACGTCCTCGTCAAACCTGCAGACGATCAGGACTACTCGAAGATTGACGCCGCCTGGGGAGCAATGTTCGCGTATAAGGCTGGCCTCGACGCGGTCGGGAAGGGCGCGGCCAGGCCGACGGCGCGCCGCGCTCCGCGCCGACTCTACTAACACGCACTGGGGGAGGAGGCCCCACCTCATGACGAAAACGCCCGAGGAATGGCTCGCCTACCTCACAGCAAAGATGGACAAGGAGCGTCCGCGAACGGACCTCCTGCGCTCATACACCAACGGGTCGTCTCCCCTGCCGGAGATGGGCCCGAATCTCGCCAAGGCATGGCTGAAGTTCCAGCGCCGTGCGCGCACCAACCCGGGCAAGCTCGTCGTGTCCGCACTCGCTGACCGTCTCATCCCCAACGGGGTGACAGTAGGAGCCAGCGAAGACAGCCCCGCCGCGCAGGCGGCCGCGCGTATCTGGCGTGACAACCGCCTCAAAGTGATCTTCGCTGACGCGATCTGGGACGCGGCCACCCTCGGCCACGGCTACCTCCTGGTCACCCAAGACGAAGACGGCCGCGCCTGTGTCACCTATGAGCGGCCCGAACACATGTACGTCGAACCGGACCCGGTCAAGCCCTGGCGCGCGCTCGCGGCCGTGAAGGTCTGGCGCGACCAGCCGGCCGGCCTCGACCACCTCGTGATGTGGACCCCGGGCCTGCGCCTGGCCTACACGCGATCGGCATACGACAAGTCGCGACAGCTGATCTCCCGTGTGGCCGGGGACTGGCGACTCGACCTCGGTGGCGTCCAGCCCTTCGAGGGAGCGCCCCCGGTCGTGGTTCTCGAAAACAGGTTCGGGATGGGCGAGTTCGAGCACGTGCTTGACCTGATCGACCGCATCAACTGGCAGACGCTGCAGCGCCTGGTCATTATCTCGATGCAGGCGTTCCGTCAGCGCGCGCTGAAGTCTGCTGAGGGATCGGCTGGCCTGCCCGCCGAGGATGAGTCCGGGAACGCGATCGACTACCAGGCGATCTTTGAGCCCTCGCCCGCAGCCCTCTGGGAACTGCCCCCGGGCGTGGAAATCTGGGAGTCCTCCCAGACACAGATCACGGAAATCCTGAACGCCACGAAGGACGACTGGCGCGAATTGGCCGCCGAGACGGCGACGCCCCTCTCGATCATGCTCCCGGACTCCGCCAACCAAAGCGCAGCAGGAGCTGAACAGCCGCAGAAAGCCCTCCTCTCCAAGGCGGGTGACAGGATCGAGCGCTTCAAGCCAGCGCTCGCCTACCTCATCGTCAAGGCCCTCTCGGTCGAGGGATACACGCTGGACGAGACGGAGACCGTGGAGGTCCTGTTCGTCCCGCCGCACGCTGTGTCCCTCACGGAGAAGTACGCGGCCGCCGTCCAGGCACGCAATGCCGGTGAGGCGCTCGAAACCATTCAGCGCAACATCCTCGGATACTCGCCGGAGCAGATCGCACAGGACAAGCAACGCAGGGCTGAGGAACAGCTCGCGTTGGCGTTCGCGCTCCAAGACAAGCCGCAGCTGACAGACGAGGCCGCAACCCCGGGTACGGGGGACCCGGCAGACCTGAAGCTCAGGTTTGATGCCCTCGGCACGGCGATCCGCGCCGGCGTCGCTCCTGAATCGGCATCACAGGTCGTCGGCCTCGACGGAATCCGATTCACGGGTGCCGTCCCCGTAGCGCTCCGGCTCCCAGAGACACAGTCAGCGACACTCGAGGAGAAGTAACGATGTCGGACCTGGACTCGCTCAACCGCCTCACTGAGGCGTATGACAGCCAGGTCCACGCAATCCGACAGCAGATCACAGCCTTCGGGCAGGCATACTGGGACTCACTCCCGCATTACAGGGCTAGCGCCGTCGAGGACATGATCGAAGCGATCACTCCCCGAGTGACCGCAGGCCAGCTCCGCATAGCCGACCTGACTCGCGCATACCTCGCCCAGTGCGCACGCGAGCTCGGGTGGAAGGTCGTCCTCCCGCCCATCGACCAGGACGAGATTCGCGGCGCTCGCGGCGTCGACCCCCGCGTCGTCTACCGTCGCCCAGCCGTTGACGTGTACACCGCGCTCGCGGCTGGCAAGCCTCTGCCGCAGGCTGCGGCTGAGGGGCGGTTGCGGCTCACGCAGTTGATCGGTGGGGACATGCAGCTGGCGAAGGTGCATGCGTCGCGGCAGTCGATGCGGGGCTACCCGGAGGAGGGGCAGTTCTATCGGCGTGTGCTCACGGGGCGAGAAAATTGCGCCTTGTGTGTGGTTGCATCGACGCAGCGCTATTACCGTGGTGACCTGCTGCCGATTCACCCGGGGTGTGACTGCGACGTGCAGCCTCTTCCTCCGGGCCTGGCGGTCAATCAGGTGATTGATGAGGGTCTGCTCGAACAGGTCCACCAGATCACGGTGGACCGTCTCGGGGTCTCGGACCGGGGTGGGCGCACTCCGGATTATCGGAAGCTCTTGACGGTCAGCGAGCATGGCGAGTATGGGCCAACGCTGTCGTGGGCACAGCCGAAGGCCAAGCCAAAGCCTCAGACCAAGGCGGGTGGGTCTGAGCCTCCTAAGCCGCCCAAGCCACCGAAGAAGACCACGGCACAACCGCCGGACGACTCCGATCGTTTAAAGCGCCTGATGAGCGTTCCTGCCGAAAAATGGCATCAGACGCTTCAGTACGAGGGTGGGGACGTGACAGGGATTCCCGGAGAATTCCTGTACCCCGAGAGGGGGACAGGTCGTGTGTTTATCCCGGCAGTTTCGGCCAGAAAAGCGCCCAGTGAGCATGAGGTGCTCACGGCGCTGCGCCTCGCAGAATCGGGAACCGACGTACTGTTCCGCGTCGATTCGCATGATGTGGGGGCAAAGAACCCAGACGCGGAAATAAACCAGCAAATATGGGAATTCAAAGCACCAACAGGGGCGACAGACAACACCATTTCGGACCAGTTCAAACGGGCCGGTAAACAAGCCCAACGGCTTGTCCTTGACCTGCGGAGGTCTGGCATGGATGACGAGCTGGGACTAGCGCAGGCAGGCCGCAGATTCACTGGTAAATCGAAGATCACGGACTTGATCGTCATCACAAAAGACGCGAGAATACACAGATTCTCAAATTAGTGATACAATACTGGCGAGGACGGTAGCCAGCCCACCGGGGAGAAATCTCACGGGCAGGCGGGCCGTCCTTACCACATAATGCTCAAACTAGCCGACCTCGGACGTAATGCCCGGGTCGGTTTTTGATACCCCAACAAGTAGCCCCCAGCCGTAACGGTGTGGGGGCTTTCGTGTACCCGGAATGGGAGGAATCACCATGAAGAACCACCTGAAGCACCGTCCTTACCTTCGCCTCGTCGACGCCCCGTCCGCAGAAACGGGAGGGGACGTGCCGGCTGCGCAGGATGCCTCTGCAGCCGCTGCTGAGGATACGGCCCAGCAGATTGACTGGGAGGCTGAGGCCCGGAAGTGGAAGGAGCTCTCTCGCAAGAATGAGTCTCGGATGAAGGAAAACGCCGAAAAGGCGCGCCTCTATGACGAGGCTCAGGAGCAGGGCAAGTCCGAGCTGCAGAAGGCGCAGGAAGCAGCAGCGAAGGCTGAGGCGCGCGCTGCGGCGATGGAGGCCGAGGCGCTGCGAGCGAAGGTCGCGGCAGCGACGGGCGTGGACGCTGACCTGCTGTCTGGCTCGTCAGAGGAGGAGCTGAGGGCATCTGCTGAGCGTCTCCTGGCGTGGCGCGCCGCTCAGGTGCCCAAGGGTGCTCCCGCGAGGGACGCAGGAACACGTGGTGACGAGATCAGGGCTGCAAGACAGCTCACCCGGGAAGACCTCAAGAAGATGTCTCCCGCAGAGATCATCAAGGCCCGTCAGGACGGGCAACTGAACAACATGATGGGCGTCGCATAAGCGAGCCAAGAAAGGACACGCAATGACTCTCACGCATTTCATTCCGGAGCTGTGGTCGGCCAGCATCCTCGAGAACTTCCGTCGTGACACGGTGCTCGTCGGGATGGCCAACCGCGAATACGAGAAGGCCTTCACCGCGGGCTCGAAGATTCACATCCCTGGCATTGTGGATGTCAAGGTGAAGGATTACAAGACGGGCGCGGTGACTGCGTCCGGCGGCGCTAAGGTGCCGCGCACGACGATCCCCGATGCCGTGGAGTCCACGGGCATCGAGATCACCATTGATCAGGAGAAGAGCTTCGACTTCCTGGTCGATGACATCGACGCCGCGCAGGCGAACCAGTCTCTCGATGCCTACACCAAGTCGGCGGCGGCAGCGCTCGTTGAGGACGCGGAGACCTTCCTGACCGCGATGCTGACCGCAAAGGGAACGCCGGCGACGGGCATCGCGAACCCGACCGACTGGGCGTCGGCATACGCCGCGATCCTGAAGCTGCGCGGCAAGCTCTCGGCTGAGAAGGTCCCCGCCATGGACCGCGTCCTTCTGATCAACGCGGCGTTCGAGGAGTTCCTCCTCTCTGACGGTTCGAAGCTCACCAGCTTCGACAAGTCGAACATGACGGACGGCCTCCGTGAGGCGACGATCGGGCGTCTCCTGGGCTTCGACGTGGTCACGAGCCCCTGGCTCGATAACACGAAGCCGCTGGCCGTCGCATTCCACAAGCCGTCCGTGGCCTACGTGTCGCAGATTGAGAAGACCGAATCGATGCGTGCGGAGCAGACCTTCGCGGATCGAGTCCGTGGCCTGCACGTCTACGGTGGCGCGGTTCTGCGTCCGAAGGCGATCCAGGTCTTCAAGGCGGCATGATGCAGGTCAAGGGAGACAACGGGATCGAGTTCGAGCTCGCGGACGAGGTCGCCACGGCAATGATCACGGCGGGCATCCTCAAGGAAGCCACCTCCGATGACGACACGGCCGATGGGGAAGACGGCGGGCCTCCCGAGGCTGCCCCCGAGCAGGAGGCTTCGAAGAAGTCCAAGAAGTAGGGGGGGACGATGCCTGTTCCGCTGGTAACTGTCGAGGACATCGAGGCCGCTCTCGGCCGCCCCCTCACAGACTCGGAGTCGGCGCGGGCAACGTTCGTTGCTGACAAGCTCGGAGAGGCCTTCAAGGCGCGCGCACGCCAGACGTTCACCGTCGAGCAGTACACGCACCGCCTGAAGGTCGACGCGGGCGGCCGAGTCGTCCCCACACGGGCGCCGCTCATCTCCGTCGAGGCTGTCACGACCGACGACGGACAGGCGATCCCCTACAACGTCAGGCACGGCTTCATCCAAGTCGCATCGCCCGCAAGCGAGTTCGTGGTCGTCACCTACGAGGCGGGCCTCGCCGAGGTCCCCGTAGCGGTTCGACTACAGCTAGCAGACAGCGTGCGACGTATCCTCCTCATCCCCGACGCCGCCGCACAAGGGGCAACCCAGATGACCGAGACGACGGGGCCGTTCACGCAGTCCCGCCAGTACGCCACATGGGCAGTGGGCGGCCAAGCCATCCTCTCCCCAGACGACCAGGCGCTCGCGGATGCGTACCGCCCGCGACGCGCCGGGCATGTCTGGGTGATGGGAGGGGCCTGACGTGATGGAGGAATGGAAAACCCCGATTCAGGTTGAAGGGACCGTCCATCGTGACGGGGACGGCTACCTCGTCGAGGAATCTAAGCCGCGCCTCATCGGGGGCTGCCTGATTGCGCCGGGACAGTTCACTGTGCCGGGCTTGCTCGATCAGGTAGCCTCTGAGCGGGCCGACGAGACCGCGACACTCTACCTCCCGAGGGGAATAACGCTGAGCGTCGGGGATGCCATCCGTGTCCCGGCCGAGCATCCTCTCGGCGGGACATGGAGGGTTGAGGAGCCATCCTCGCCGTGGCCGCGCGGCACGTCTGTCGTGATCTCTCGGAGGTGACACGTGGCAGTCAAGTTCGTGGTCAGCTCGGCCGCGATCGAGGCGCTTCTACAGTCCGCGTCGATCAGTGAAGCAATGGTCAGTGAAGCCGAATCGCTGCGTGCGGCGGCGGCAGCAGCGGCCCCGAAAAGGGACCGCGTACTTACCGACGCGTACAGGGTCGAGGCTGTGACGGCAACTGTGAAGACGCGCCGAAACGGCTCGTCTCGCAGGGCTGTCGGCCGCGTCGTCAATGACGCCCCACACGCCGTGCCTGTTGAGTTCGGGCACGTCGCCAGAGATGGGCGCCGCGTCCCCGGACGTCACACGCTCGGAAAGCTTGCGGGCTCCAAGCGCGCGCGACGAGGAGGCCGGCCATGAAGTACGCGGACCCTGTCCAGGTACTACGAGACGCGATCACCTCAGCAACGGGGGCGCAGACAGTACGGGTGATCCAGGAGGGCAGCCTCCCGGACACGTGGCCTATGCCGCTTGTGCATGTCTACGCGATCCAATCCCAGGACCTCGACTTCGAGCGCATCACCTCCGTCGTTGTCGACGTGTACGCCAAGACCCCCACAGGGCCCGGCGTCGGCGGCGCGGACGCGCTCGCGGATGAGGTTGTGGATGCTCTGTCAGTTCGTCCTGTGGTGGGGGCTTCTGGGTGGGTGGATGAGGCTTCTGTGCCGTCTCGCCTGGGGGTGCGCGCCGCATATGGCGTCGTTGAGGTGGTGGGCCTCAGCGTGGAAGTCATTCAACGTCCCACCGACTAACCAAATCTGATCTGGAAGGGAAACCGATATGGCCGATACGACGACCATTGAAGCGCTGAAGAGGAAGCACAATAGGGCGAAGAACGTCAGGAAGGCACTTAACGTTCTGGCATTCGTCGCGCCGCTCACGACCACTGTCCCGGACGCGCTAACAGGCGCAAGCGGCGCGACGAAGGAACTCTCCGCGGACTGGACTCCGATGGGAATCTTCACGACCGATGGCGGAGAGATCACGCCTGACGTGTCCGTGGACGACGTCGACGGCCTGGGCTACGCAGAGCCTGTGCGCTCTGACCTGACCAAGGCCACCAAGACGATCAAGCTCAACATTTTCGAGCTGTTCCGCAAGGAGATGCTGAGTCTGACGCACGGCATTGACCTCTCGCAGGTCAAGGCGAACCCTACCACGGGAGAAGTGGTGTTCGATGACCCGCTTCTTCCCTCCATCCCGGAGAAGCGTCTGCTGCTCGTCGCCGCCGACGGCCCTGCCGATGACGAGTGGCTGATGGGCTGGTGTTTCACGCGCGCCAAGCTCGTCTCAATGCCGACGATCTCGCTCAAGGCGACGGACCCGATTACTGGCGACCTCGAATTCAAGGCATTCGCCGATGAGACTGCAGGAACGGCCTGCCGTAATTACTACGGAGGCTCAGCGATGCTCAAGCACCGTGACATCACGGGCTTCAGCATCTGACAAGAACTGCGGGCGGGGGCCGGGGACGTTCTCCCTCCGGCCCCCGCCCGCTAACAACCCCAGGAGAACACCACAGGAAAGGACAAGCATGGACCAGCTGACCTTCACGAAGACGATCAAGACGGACGACGGGAACGACCTCGTACTCACGCGAGTCACCGACGACGCCGCCGACGCGAACACTCTGCGCGCACAGGGATGGGCAGAAGCCCGTCCCACAGAGATCGAAGGAGCCGCGCCGACGCTGCCTGCCCCGCCCGCCAGCACTCAGCGCAAGAACTGAAACACCAAACAAGGAGAACACCGATGACAGACAAGATCACTCCCACCCTGACCCTTGCCGCCCTCAACAACCTCGACGGCGCAGCAGCACCCACCCCGTTCACCTTCGGGATCAACAACCATATCGTGACCTTCCCGGACCCCCTGGGCCTGAGCCCCGAGGCCGGCGAAGACCTCCTTCTCGACCTCAGTGGCGGAAAGCGCGCCACCGAGGTAATCAACAAGTGGCTATCGGAGGAAGAGGCTGCGCTCGTCACCAAGCATCTGACCCTGCGGCAGATGCTGCTCCTCCTGCGGCAGGCCTCCACCCACTACGAGGCGTCGCTCGGCTCCCTGGGGGAAGGGCGCGCCTCTACGACCGCCTGACGCGGTACGAGAGGCAGATCGTTGCGGACCTCGCGGAGCAGGGCTGGGACGCCTACGCCCTGTTCCGCGCCCGCCGATACCGATTCCTCCTGACGCTCATCGACGAGCTGCCCTCGACGAGCCGAACCGTCGCGGCGATTCTCAACGACCCAGAGGTCGCGATCGAAACGGCAATGGCGATCGCCGAAGCCGCGGACGACGACGATACCGAGGCGCAGCTCCGAACACAAACCCCCGAGGTCAGAGTCCTGCAGGACATCTTCGACCTGCTGGTCTCGGCCTTCGGAGGAAAAGAAACCTACCCACGACCCGAGAGCCTCACCGCGATCGCACTCGAGGACGCACGCACGAGCGTCCGAGACCGCAGCGCCCACCAGGCGCTCGCGGCTCTCATGCCGGGGTGGAGCCCGCAAGAAACCTGAATAACTACCTGAGGAGGTCTGCGTGGCTGGCGTGTATCAGGCAGGCACTGTCTATGTCGATGTTGTCCCGTCGATGCGGGGCTTTTTTAAGAGCATCGAGAGCGCGACGGCCGCGCAGCTCCCGCAGGTGGCTGGCGATGCGGGCAAGAAATACGCGGAGAAGTTCAAGGAGAAGGTCTCCGAGTCGGGCAAGGACCTTGTTAACGCGATCGCCGATCCTTTGGGCAAGTCAACGTCCCGCCTTCGTCAGGAGGCCGCGCAGGCTGGGGCAGCCCTGCAGGAAGCGCACGCCAAGGTGGAGAAGTCCTCTTCGGCGCTCGCGAAAGCCCGTGCCGAGGAAGAGACTGCTGCATCTGCGGTGGAGCGTGCCGAGCGTGCGCTCGCATCAGCGCGGTCCAGCTCGTCCGCTGACTCGGCGGCTGTCGCTCGCGCGGAGTCGGCTCTGGCCTCGGCGCGTGAAGCGTCGGCGGCAGCGAATAAGAGGGCCGATCAGGCGTCCGCTAATCACGCGGACTCGCTGCGCAAGGAGAAGGCAGCGTCCGACAGTGCGAAGGCGGCAACAGAGGCGCTTGACCAGCGTATCTCGAAGGCGCCGTCCAACTGGGAGCGCTTCACGACATCGCTAAAGGGCTGGGTGCGAGAGGCTGGCAACGTCGAGCGTGAAGCCCGCGACGTGGATTCCTCGCTCGTCCGCGTCGGCTCAGGCGTCTCATCGCTCGGCGGTCTCGTCGCTTCCGCGCTCGGCCCGCTCGCGCTCCTGGGTGCGGCCGTTGGCATCGGTGGTTTCGCGTCCGAGGCTATCGCAGCGTCCGACGCGACGAATAAATTTGCGGACACGCTGCGGTTCGCGGGCATCGACGATTCCAAGATCAAGGAACTGGGAGCCTCCGCTCAGGAGTACGCCGACCGCACGGTCTACGACCTGGAGGACATTCAGGGCATCACGAGCCAGCTCGCGGCCAACGGCGTGGATGGGTTCGATCGCCTCGCCGAAGCCGCCGGAAACCTCAACGCGGTTTCCGGAGGCACGAAAGACACGTACAAGAGTCTTGGGCTGGCTATCGTCCAGGTCAACGGGGCTGGGAAGTTGCAAACCCAGGACTGGAACCAAATCGCCAACGCTATCCCCGGTGCGTCTGGCAAAATCCAGCAGGCCCTGTCCGACATGGGGGCCTACACGGGTAACTTCCGTGAGGCAATGGCGGAGGGCAAGATCTCTGCGGAAGAATTCAACCAGGCGCTTCTGCAGCTCGGCTTTGATGACGTCGCGGTCGCGGCCGCGTCAGACGTGTCTCGCATCGAGAATGCGGCCGGCAACTTGCAGGCGACGATTGTCGGCGGCTTCAAGGACATGATTGACCTCGCGAAGCCGCAGCTGACAGCCTTCATGAGCTGGCTGTCGGACACGCTCGGCGCTGGGTTCGCGTGGATCAAGGACGTGGGCGTGCCCTCGATCCAGGGACTCTGGGATGTCCTCGCCAACGGGAACTTCTCGGGACCGATATTCGGACTCGAGGAGGACAGCGGCCTCGTCGACTTTCTGTTCAACCTTCGTGATGCGGGCATGGCTGCATGGGAGATGCTCAAGTCTGGCTGGGACGCGGCAACGAACCTCGCGGCCGCGTTCGCGCCGCTCGCTAAGAGCGTGTGGGACGTGATCAGTGCGTTCGGCGGGGATGGGCCGTCGGTGATTCAGCGAACGGCTGAGGCGCTCAAGAACGTGTTCGATTGGGTCGGGAAGAACACCGACGTTGTTGCACCGCTCGTGACTGCGGTCGTCGCTGGCACGGCCGCCTTTAAGGGGATGAGCGCTGCCATGGGCGCCGTGAACGCAGTGAAGGCGGCGGGCGGGCTGTTGCAGTTCGTCAAGGCCACGAACTTGGCGAAGTCCGCGCAGGCTGCGTTCAACGTCGTGATGAATTTGAACCCGATTGGGTTGATCGTCACTGCGATTGCCGCTCTTGTGGCGGGCCTCGTTTACTTCTTCACGCAGACGGAGACGGGACGGAAGGCGTGGGCGGCGATCACAGAAGCGTTCTATTCCTTCGTGGATTGGATCAGCTCGGCGTGGTCATCTGCCATGGAGTCCATTTCATCGTGGTGGACGGGCACCTGGGACGGCGTCTCGGGATTCTTCTCGACCTACGTCGTGCAGCCCCTGCAGACGGCCTGGGACGCAATCACGGCTGTCTGGGACGGCATTGTCACGGTCTTCAAAACTGCATTCGCGATCATCGTCGGCGTTGTCCTGACGCCGATCAAGCTCTACATACAGGCATGGGTAGCGGTCTTCACCTGGGCGTATGACAACGTCATCAAGCCTGTGTGGGATGCGATTTGTCAGGCGTTCACCTGGGCGTATGACAACGTCATCAAGCCAGTATTCGAGCAGATCGCTAGTACCTGGCAGTGGATCGCCGGAATAGCCACAGAGGTGTTCGGGGGCATCGTCTCATTCCTCGAGGGAGTGTGGACGGCGATCTCCGCAGGAGTGACGACCGCGTGGAATCTCATCGTCGCGGGCGTCACCTGGTACATCAACACTGTGTGGAACATCGTCAGCTCAGTCTTCACGACAGTCGCTGGCGTCGTGTCCTCGATCTGGAACGGCATCGCCTCCACCGTCTCGGGCGTCTGGGAGTCCATCAAGACTGCCGCGAAGTCGGCAGTCGACTGGGTCTATAACTCGGTCACGAGCGTCTTCTCGTCCATGTCGAGTGGTGTCTCGTCAACCTTCGAGGGCATGCGCTCCGCCATCGAGTCCGTGTGGAACAAGGTGAAGAGCGTCGCGGCTAAGCCGGTGAACTTCATCATTGACACCGTCTACACCAACGGCCTGAAGTCGATGGTGGAGACGGTCGCCTCGAAGATCGGTCTCTCACTCACCCTGCCGACGGTCCCCAGGATCGCCGAATACGCAGGCGGCGGAATCGTCCCTGGCTACAGTCCTGGCCACGACACGATCCCAGCGATGCTGTCCCCGGGCGAGGCCATCCTCGTCCCCGAGCTCGTCCGTCAGATCGGACCGAGCAGGATCATCGCCGCGAACTACGCAGCCTCGAAGCGCCGCCCCGGCGGCACACCCGGCAAGGCCCCCGCCGGATTCTCCGGAGGAGGCATCGCCCACTTCGCCGGCGGCGGCATCGCCGGATGGTTCGCCGACGCAGCAAAGGGCGTTGCCGAATTCTTCGCAGACCCAGTTGGCTCCACCATCAAGCTGGTGACAGAGCCGGTGCGGGCGCTCATGAAGGATATCGCCCCTGGAGTCATCGGTGAGCTGGGCGTCGGGGGGGTCGAAAAGCTCCTCGGAGGCGTCACTGAATTCTTCAAAAAGAAGACGGGCGAGGCCTCGTCGGCGGGTCTTGTGGGCGCCGCGATGCGAGCCGTCCAAATGCAGGTCCCCTACGTGTGGGGCGGATCAGCCATCCCGCCCGGCCTGGACTGCTCAGGCCTGGTCTACTGGTCGGCCCAGCAGCTCGGCCTGGGGTGGCCGCGCCTCACGGCCGCCGGATACCAGTCCGGCTCCACACCGATCCCCTGGACGCAGGCCGCCCCCGGTGACCTGCTCTTCTGGGGCGCGCCCGCCCACCACATCGCGATCTACGCAGGCGGCGGCCAGATGATCGAGGAGCCAAAGCCCGGCCTCAAAGCCCGGCACATCGGGATCTGGGGCACCCCGACCGTCGGCAGGTACGGCGGAGCTCGCAAGTATGACCGCGGCGGATGGCTCCCGACGGGAGTCACCGCAGCCGTCAACCAAACGGGCACGAGGGAGGCAATCCTCACCGCGAGGCAGTGGGCAGATGTCAGTGCGCTCGCGGCCAGTGGAGCAAACGCGGTGCCGTCGTTCGATGGCGCACAGGTCAACCTTGTGCTCGACGATGGCCATTCGTTCCGAGCGCATGTGGAGTCGATCAGCACCGGTGTCCTAGTTCGCCGTAAGCAACTCGCTGGAAGGAGCAGGTAGTGGTGGTTCGTGAGAATCTTTGCCGCAACCCATCGTTCACGTATCTACTGCGGGAATGGGCGAAGATCGCTCCGGGCACGGTGAGGATCGGCTCGGATACGGCCTCGTGGGGCGGGCATGCGCGCCAGTCTCCGCAGTATCTGGCCATCGACGTGCCGCCCGGCTCGCAGGGGCCGATTGCCGCGCCAACGGCAGTCACTGTCGCTGGCGGGCAGACCGTCGCGATCTCGGCGCTCGTGCGCACGAGCCCTGGCCTGGCGGTTGATGTCTCCCCGGAGTGGAACGTGGGGGGCCGCAGCGTCCCGGAGAAGCCTCCGGCGCTGTTGGCCGCCAGCGCGGATGGGGATAGGCCCGTGTGGGCGTTTACGGCTCCATCTGGGGCGACGGCCGTGCGGCTGCGGTTCGAGGCCCGCACGACCTCGGCGGCCGAGCGCGGTACTCTCCCGGGCTGGGTGTACGTCGATGATGTCCTCATTGTCGCGGCGCCCACCCCAGGCGAGGCACTCGAGGCAGCAGCGGGGGAGTTCTTCGACGGAGACACCCCACCGAGCCGCATCGGGTACTCATCGAGAGCACTCACGCACCAGTGGACCGGCGCTCGCGGTGTTTCGACGTCGCGTGAGGTCGAGGCGGACGTCGATATGTCGTCGATGCCTGTTGCGATTGTGGGGGGCGGGCAGACCCCCAGGGTCCAGATCGTGATTCCACCGGCGCTCGTCCCCGCCGGGGCATCGTGCTATGTCGAGGGCGTCACTGACACGGGCTTCACGTGGACTCCGCGTGGCGGGGTGTGGGAGAGCAGGGGCTTGCAGCGCATTATTGGTGACCCGCTCGCCCCGATCAACGTGCCGATCAGGTACAGGCTGACGACGTCGAGGAGCGTCACGGTCGAGTCGGAGCCGGTGATTCGCTCGTGGGGTGGCCTGTCGCTGATGACTGACGCGGCGGGCCTGAAGCCGGTGAATGTCCTGTGGCAGGGCACGGACCAGCGTGAGCTGAAGCTCAGGGTCACGGAGCATGAAGTGCCGGGCCGGGCGACGCCATTGGTGGTGTATGCGCCCACGATGGGGCGCGGCACGGTGTCTCTCACGGCTCGCACGAACCTGCAGGACACGCCGGCCTTGAAGACGCTTCTGGCCTCTCCGACGCCGGTGGCTCTGTTCCACAATCCGCGCCACTGCGTGCAGTGCAAGCGTGGGACGTGCGACGTCGATCCAGTGACGCTCATGTCAGTGTCATCGGCGTCGATGGAGCGCGCGCCGCGCCTCGATGTCGCTGAGCGCATCTGGCAGCTGAAGGGCACGATCGTCGATCTGCCGCAGCCGAACACTCCGTTGACGCTGTCGACGTGGAACGACTTCGACAAGCGGCGCCTGACGTGGAGCGGCTTGGATGCGCGTCGGTGGCCGTGGGATCAGTTCGATAGGACCGTGTGGCAGGAGGACGCATGAGCATCCCGACCGGAGCCGAGGACATTCCCGCAGACCTGCTGACGTCCGGCTACACGGTTTCTGCCACCGTAGAGTCATGGCTGGGGTCGCAGTACCTGGGAGAGGTCCCCGTCGAGGACGGGTCGGTGTCGTGGGATGCCGGCCAGCAGGTCCAGGGCACCCTGTCCCTGACGGTCCCGCGTGTGGGTGCAGCGCAGGGGCAGGACTGGCGCGACTGGGACCCCGTGGACCCAGAGCACCCGCTCGGCTGCTACGGGCAAGTCCTGCACGTGAGTATGACGGTCGGGTCGCTCGTCGGCGCGGGCTGGTGGACGATCCCGATGGGGAGATTCCTCATCACTTCGGTGGAGCCGGGACCGTCCACCGTGCGAGTGACGGGCAAGAGCCTGATGCAGCGACTCGAGGAAGACAGGCTGACGGAGCCGATGGCGCCGGACCCGGCGGGCACGCTCGCGTCAGAGCTGCGTCGCCTGGTCGGCGCACGTATCGGCGTGATCATCGATCCAGCGCTCGGAGACAGGCCATGCCCGTCGATGTCCTGGGGCGAAAGCCGCATTGACGCTGTCTACGAGATCGCGAAAGCCTGGCCTGCAAGCGTGCGCGAGGGCGGGGACGGGATCATGTATCTGTCGCCGCCGACTTCGCCGCCAACCTCGCGGCCGGCGCTGCGCCTCTCGGATGGGGAGGACGGCACGGTCGTCGGGGTGGCGGCCTCGGTGAGCCGAGACAAGGTATACAACCGCGTGGTGGCCAGGGGGCAGCAAAACTCTGACGAGGGCGCGCCCTCGTTCCAGGCGATCGCCGATCAGCTGACGGGGCCGATGCGTGTCGGCGGCCCCTATGGCACCGTGCCAAGGTTCTTTTCATCCCCGCTGATTACGAGCTACGAGCAGGCTAAGCGCACAGCCGAGGCAATGCTTGCAGACTCAGTCAGGAAGAAAATCAAGGTCCCCGTGCAGCACGCCCCGGACCCGCGCATCCGACTGGACGCACACGTCGAGATCGTGACGCGGCCCGTGGATGCTGCAACCACGAAGACGATGTGGGGAACCGTCTCAGCCTACGAGGTGCCCCTCACCTACAGGGGCACACAGAAGACCGATGTGGAGGTGAGCGTATGAGCAGCCCCGTGATGGACCTGATTTCGACGGTGCCCGATGATCTGCCTCCCCGCTATGGGTCGGACAGGTCACCGACGGCGATCGCGCGCGTGGTTAGCCTCATCGAGGGCGGCCGCGCGCTCAACGTCAGCCTGTACGGTGGCCCGCCGATCCAGATTTCAGCAACGGCCGTCAACTGGAACGGAGTCGAGACCGCGCACGTGTTGCTCGATCCAGACACAGGCCGGGCACTACACGCGCTCGGTCCGGCACCCAAACCGGAAAACCCCCTCCCCAAGTGGAAACAGCTGACCGCACCGACACGCAGCGTGCGCGAAGCTGTGCTGATCCCGCAGTGGGCGGGCACCTGGGACGGAACCTCGTGGACACGGCACGGCGGCGGCGGGGCCTGGCAGGGCAGCTCCGGCGGTCACCGCCTCACAGGTCTCGCAACGTTCGGCCGGCAAGCCGAGGCGCTCGGACGTATCACGATCACGGCCGCAACGCTGACGCTCCGCCCGCACCCGACGGCCGTCGCATGGTCAGTACAGATCGCGCCTGCCACTTACACGGACACCGGACCAGTCACGACGGGCGCGACGATCAGCGCACCCGTCCAGGTGGGCGCAACGGTCCTGGCCATCGACATGACACGCATAGCCGCCCAGCTCCTGACACCAGGAACTGGGCTCGCCATCGTCGGCCAGACATACGGCGGCGTTCAAGCCTCCGGAGACAGCCTCTCGATCCGCATCACCTACACATCCCGATAGGACACTCATGAGCTACCTCGACCAGAGGGGACACCGCGTCCCCTCACCCACAGACCCCGCCCAGCGACAGGACCTGCTGGCCCTGTCCCTGTCCATCCCCTCCTACAAGGCATGCACATCAGAAACAGCGGCCGCGCAGTACGTCTCCGCGCTCGCGGCCGCGGGGCTAACGGCCTCAGCAGCGCAGCCTGTTTACGTGTGGCGGACCGACCTTAACGCCGTGAGGGTGTGGGATGGCCGGTCCTGGGCGGCCGAGTCGAACCTGCAGATGGAACTCGCAGCTGTCGGGGATATGCCCGTAGGGACTGGATTGAGCCCGACGGTCCAGCCCGGCCTCATCAAGGGCGGCCGAGTCGCGGTGTCCAGCGCCGAGATCGCGTTCGGCAACTTGTACATGCCACGAGTCGACTTCAGCACCCCATTTCCGCACGAGTGCGTGTCCGTCAGCATCACGCCGCTGTACGGCTCCGGCCCGGCGGGCTGGAATTTCAAGAACGGCCGGCAGTTCTGCATAGACGTGCTGGATAAGAGCGGCTTCAGGCCGATGATCCCCGGCGTGACCACGGAGGAGCGTCATTCCTTCGCGTGGATGGCCATCGGCTACTGACAGCAGCAAATTGAACTCGCCCCTCGGACAATCCCGTCCGGGGGTTTCGTCTACCCAATTGAGGAGAGACATATGGAACTGACTATCGAAGAACTCATGGAGTCCATGCCTCCGGCGACCGACACTCCGGCCGACGTCGTCACGCCCATCGAGTTCCCCTACGAGGAGGTCACGCGATGAGCATGACAGCATCTAAGGCACTCGCCTGGGCCGCAAGCCAAATCGGCTACTCGCGATGGAATGACCCCCTGCCGGGCTCGGCATTTGGCCGCTGGTACGCCGAGCGACACGGGGCCTACTACGGCGAGAGTGGCGTCCCCTTCTGCGCAATGTTCGCTTCATGGTGCCTGACCGACGATGACGGCACATCCGTCATCCCCGGCGGGGAATTCGCCTACGTGCCCTACGGAATCAACGCCGCGCGGGCAGCGGGCCGGCTCGTCGACCCGTCGAACGCAGCCCCGGGCGACCTCATCTGTTTCGACTGGGACGGGGACGGCGTGGCCGACCACGTCGGCCTGGTCGAAGCGAACTACGGGTCGTGGGTGCAGACAATCGAGGGCAACACCAGCTCGGGAGCTGCAGGCTCCCAGTCCAACGGCGGTGGAGTCTACCGCCGGTCCCGCGACTGGGACTCGGTGTGCGCGGTCATCCGCCCCTACTACTCCGATGCAGCCGCTGGCTCATCCGGCGGCTACACGGACATCACGGGAATCCAGCGCGCGGTTGGCGCGGACGCGGACAACATCCTCGGTCCCGATACCACGCACCGCGTGTACGCGGTCGTGGCGGCGAGCTCGTGGGGCGGACGACAGTTCCCTCTGGGCGTCGAGTACGTCCAGTCGGTCATTGGCGCGGACCCGGACGGTATCTGGGGCGATGACTCGGACTCGGCGCACGACCGCGTGGTCGGCCAGCTACAAAGCGCGGTCGGCGTCGAGGTCGACGAAATCTACGGCCCGGCGACCAACGCCGCGATTAACGCGGCGCTCGCGGGCGCCGAAAAGGGGGAATGAGAGATGGATAAGCTGTTGATGGGGCTTCAGTCGGACCCCTTCATCACGACGGTAGTTATCGGCCTTGTATGGCCGATGATTCAGGCTGCGCTGGACAAGCCGTGGTGGACGCGCCGCCGCCGTGTGGTGCTCCTCGTCGTGGCCGCTCTCGTCACGACTGCGGCCGTGTGGGTCTCCGGATCGTACCCGGCGACGTGGCGTCTGCTCGTCACGCAGACGAGCGTGTTCCTGGGCGTCGCCTGGTCGGTCTACACAACGCTTTCCGCAGTCCGCATCAATGGAGCGAGCATCCTCGATTGGGTGGGCGCCGCGACTCCGGGCGGGCAGCCGCTCGATGAGCTGACGGGCAAGCCGGACAGCGCACGTGATTGACATCATTGCTGACCCGAAGGTCGTCACAGCGATTGTCGCGGCGGTTGTTGCCATCATTGGCGCTGCCGCCTCGGGAGTCGTCGCGGGTCTACGGTACGTCGGCAGGCTGTTCGACGCACGGCTCGCGCACATCTCGGAGACCGCGTCCGAGGCCCGTGATGCGGCGAAGAGCGCGGACAAGGAAATCAAGAACAATCACGACACGAATGTCCGCGACGACCTCGACAAGGCGATTGAGACTGTCTGGGTCGTCTCGGACCAGATCGGCGCTCTGTCAAAGCAGGTGACGGGCCTCCTCGATCAGGGCGCCCGAATGGAGGCGACGCTCAACGCGCACGGCGAGAGCCTCAGCTCCGTGCAGGCACGCGTCGGACGAATCGATGAGCGTGGCTCCAAGATGGCCGCCGAGCTCCACGATGAGAGGACAGCGCGCGAGTCTTCGCAGCGCACCATTGACGAGCATGCCCACGACGCTCACGCCAGACTGCATGAGCGCCTCGACAGACTACAGGAGAAGGTAGATAAATGGGAGGAACGATCGTGAGCGGGAACGTCACGCGCCTCGACGGCTCACCTGAGCACCTCGCCTACATCACGGCGACCCTGAAAACACAGACGGGGGAGGCCACGTCCCTGATGGCAGTCGGCCCTGTCTCGCGGGCAGCGAACCCGCGCGGACAGATCATGCTGCCCCTCGACCTCACGGAACCGACGCAGGTCCACCTGCGCCTCAGCGTTCCCGGCCGGACACTGCGCGAAGCGACAGTCACGCTGAATCCTGGCATGGCCTACACGCTCGCCGGCGTGTTCTCCGGCGAGGCGACGCCAACACCGGCACCCCAGACCGGGACCCCAGACGTGAATGTCTCCGGTGACGGGGACACAGCGACTATCAGCGGCGTCGTCTCTGACGACGGGGACACGATCACTTTTGGAGGCTAACCATGGCAAAGCCCACGCTCTACACGAAACAAGGAACGGACAAAGCGATCGCGAAGGCTATCGAACCGCTCGCCACCAAGGAAGACCTCGCCCGAGCCTCCGCAGGTGGAAAGGTTGACCTCGGCGAATACGCCAAGCGCACCGACCTGGCGACACTGGCCACACGAGCCGACCTCGCCGGATACGCCACACGCCAGCAGGTCGCTGACCTTCCGAGCCGCGCCGACCTCGCCGGATACGCCACCAAGAGTGATGTTGCGGGCGTCGCCCGCACGAGTGATCTCACGGGCCTGGCGACCAAGGCCGAACTCGCGGGCCTGGCCACTAAGGCCGACGTTGCGGGCGTTGCCCATACGAGTGATCTCACGGGCCTGGCGACCAAGGCCGAACTCGCCGAAGCCCTGAAGCGCGTCGGCATCACCGTCTGCTCGACAGAGGCCGAAGCGCAGGCCCTCCCGGACGGCACGCTTTACTTTCTCGTCTCTGGCGCTACCCCTGCTCCCTCCCCGACTCCCTCGCCTGCCCCCGCAGCTGGCCCGACGCTCGTCGCCAGCGCAGCCGGTCAGGTCGTCGGCCAGACCGTCACGATCAAGAACGGTGGGAAGGCCGGCGACAAGATCGTGATCGGCCTGAACGAGAAAGCGCAGGCCACGCCGGCGAACCTGACCGTCCCGCAGGGCTGGGAACAGATTGTCGCCCCGTACTGGGTTGGCACGATGCGCGCCGTCGTCATCACCGGACCGTGGGCGCCCACTGTCACGCTGACGCTGAGCCAGAATGCGGAGGTCGGCTGGGCAGCCGCCTCGATCCGAGGAGCCTCCACCATCACGGCAGGCGACGTCAAGAAGCGTCAGGCCCCGCCGACCGAGACCACGACCTGCACGGCTCCCGCGCTCGCGGGCGAGGGTGTGGTGCTCGGCTTTGCGTTCGAGCGGACGAGCGCAGTTGAGTCCTCGGAGCAGGTGACTGTCTCTGAGGGCTGGGAAAAGCTCGCGTTTGCGGCTCAGGAGGACCTCAACTATCAGACGGTGACGTTGGCGCGTCGCACGGGCTCGCAGCCGGCGGACATGATCGTCACCTACCCGAACGCGCAGGGCTCTAACGGCCTCGCGGTGCAGGTGATCGCACATGCCTGAGCTTGTTATTCATGAGCGTCGGCGTGCAGGCGGTGACAGGGCTGGCGTTGTGCGTGTGCGCCGGCGCGCGGGTGGGGATGTGAGCCTGTCGCTGTGTGCTCCGTCGACGCCGGTGATTCCGGCGGGCGAGGACATCGTGACGGCCTTCCTGTCGCGGCGCCCGTTCTACATCAGTCATCGGATGGGCGGGACCGAATTCCCGGAATTCACGCAGACGGGCCTTACCGCTTCGTTGCGTGCCGGGTTTAAGGCACTCGAGCTGTCCGTGAGGCGATGCGCCTCGGGGGAGTTCGTCGCCATCCACGATTGGAAGACGTCGCGAACCGTGCCGGGCACGGACTACCAGATTTGGAACACCCCGTGGTCGACGCTGCGCACGCTTCGCCAGGCCTCGGGCGGGTTCATGCGGCTGACGGACATCATCGATCAGGTGCCGGACGATACTGTTCTCGCGATCGACCACAAGACCACGTCGTCGGAGGATCAACGTAACCCGGGCGACCTGGCGGCCGAAGAACAGTTGTTCGACTACTTGGACACGACATTCGGGGGGCACCCTGAGCGCAGGGTCTTGTGGAAGGTATTCGCGAAGGGGACAGGCGCGAAGCGCGCGAAAACCCGCGGCTACAAGACGATGGCCATGCTGTACCCGTCCGAGGTAGCGACCTCGGACTTGTCCCAGTGGGATGTGATCGGGATGGAGTGGAATGCAGGCGCGGACGTGTGGAACCGTCTGAACGCTTCGGGCAGGCCGACGATCGCGCACATCATCGTCAACGAGGCTCAGGCGCAGCAGGCCCTTGCGAAGGGGGCGTCGGGCCTCATGGCGTCCTACCCGTCCCGTGTCCATCCGTAGGCGTATCCGCGTCGACGAGGAAGGCCCCCACCGCCCGAGCACTGGGTGGTGGGGGCCTTCCCTTGTTGTCAGGCCTTGGCGGGGGCTGTCACTCCGACTCCGGAATCGAAATCCCAGTGGTAGCTGCAGCAGTCGCAGTTCGCGAGCCAGCAGTTGAACTCGGAGTCGAGGCTGAGGAGGAAGCCTTGGCGAATCATCTTGATGATCCACTTGAAGTCGTCGAGTGTGACGATCTCTCGCGGCGTCGGGTAGAAGTGGATCGACATCGGCTCGGCTTCGTTGCCGTCGGCGCGGGCGATTTCGCGGCCGTCGTAGCTGATAGCGACGAAGAAGCCTGTGGTGGGCCGCGTGGGGCCGTTGAATGTCCACCCGGGGCATCCGGGGATATCGACGATGTCGCAAGTAGTCCATGCCTTGTTGGCGGCTGCGTTGAACGCTTGGGTGGCGGCGTAGAGGTCCATGGTTTCTGTCTCCTTCTTCGAGGTTCGGGGGGCTTGTCCCTCCCGATGCATTAACTATACATCGCTCACGATGCATAGCGCAAGTTGGAATGACTGTGTTATGTACTACTTTTCAAGGTCGGTGCGGGCGCCTCGCCCGGGGCGATCGCGCTGCCATTCATCGATTGTCTCGGGAGCCCAGCCGCGCAGGGGGCCGGAGGGGGTAGAGATGATGACGTCAGGCGCGGGCATGAGGCCGCGCAGGATGTATGAGCGTATCGTCGGGACGGCGAGGCCGAGACGTTCTGCGACAGTGGCCGTTCCGAGGTACTCGGTAGTCATGATTCTTGTCCTCAGTCGTAGGGGGTGACGATCTGGACGGGGATGCCCTGATCGGAGAGGAGCTGGTATGCGCGCCCGACGCAGGCACGGTACGAGGGTAGGGGGAGCCGTCTTGCCCATCGTGTGCTCTGACGATAGGTGAGAATATCCTGGTACGCGATGAGTGCTGTCGGCAGCGCCCGCACGCCCTCGTTCTCGTCGTCCGCGCTCTCGGTGAGCTCGTCGACGCAGTCGAGGGCTGCATCTTCGATCTCGCCGAGGAGCATGTGAATGCTGATCGGGTCCCTTGGTTCACTCTTGCCGATTTCCCAGGAGCGGATCACGCCCTCGTTGACGTCCAGGAGGGCGCCGAGGTCAGCGCGGGAGAGGCCGAGGGCCTCTCTTCGGCATCTCAGCCCAGCGGGGGTGAGGGGGAGCATAGTCATATGAATTTCCTTTCGTGCGGGGCGGCCCAGGCCAATTGTCGGCTTGGGCCGCCCGTGCGGATCAGCTAGCCTTCTTGGCGGTGAGCCATTCGCCGATGGTCTCACAGAGTTTCTCGTATCCGGGGCACTGCTCCTCAGTGTGGGTGAAGAGGCGCTCGCCGTCCTTGCTCTTGAGAACGATCCGGTACCCCTCGCCCTTGGTGAACGTCACGGACGCCTTGCCGACGAGGAAGCGACCCTGGCGAATCGTGGTGAATCGCTCAGCCCAGGCGGTGCAGGCGAAGCTGTTCTGAAAGCGCCCGCGCGCGTCGGTGAGGTGGATGTTCTCGGAGCCCCAGCTGGTGCGGAAGTTCGTGGCCATGATCTATCTCCTTCTTCGAGGTTCGGGGGGCTTGTCCCTCCCGATGTATTAACTATACATCGTGCACGATGTATGGCGCAAGCTAAACTAATGTGACCTGCAAAACATTGGCGGTTAGGCGGCAGCTCGCACGGCGCTTATGAGGGCGTCGTCTGGCAGGCGCACGTAGCGTCTGGTCGTCTCAGGCCTCGCATGCCCGAGGACAGCACCGACGGCCAGGAGGTCACGCGTGCCGGCATACATGGCAGTTCCGCAGCGGTGCCGCAGGGTATGTCCAGTCCAGCCTGCAGGGAGTGCCCGCGCGAGCCGCTTCGACACGTAGCCAGCCGAGAGGTGCCCGCCGTCTTGCCCTGGGAACAGGTAGCCGTGGCAGGCGGTCAGGGCGCGGCGCAGGTCCATGCGGATGATCGGGACGTATCGGGTTTTACCGCCCTTGCCCGTCACGTACAGGCCGGACCCGTCCCAGTCGCGGGAGTGGACGCGCGCGATCTCCATGCAGCGCAGGCCCGCGTAAGCGCCGAGGAGAATCATCGTGCGGTCGCGCTCATCAGCCCGTGCGAGCGCGTCATGGAGTACATCGTCAGGGACGGGCCTGGCGACGCCGGCGGGCACGCGCACGGCCGCCAGACCCTGCGCAGGGTCGGTGGAAATGAAGCCCGCTCCGTGAGCCCAACGAAAGAACGCCGTGATAGACCCGCGCACGCTCTTGCGCGTCTCTGGTTTCCACGAGCCCGCGGAGAGCACGTACCGCAGGTCAGTCGAGGTCACGGAGGCCGGGCCATCAGGGCATTCGCGGATGACCTTGTGCAGGTGGCAGGAGTAGAGGCGAATCGTCCGGGGTGAACGGCCAGCAGCTTGCATGGCGGTAGTCCAATCTGCGACGGCCGTGTCCCAGTCCCAGAGGGGTTTCATCTGTGTGTCCTAGTTCTCTTGCAGCACCCCGCGCTCGCGGGAGGGGGATGAGCAGGCCCCCTGTTGCGACCCTTGCGGGGTAAGTGTTGGTGGCTGATTCACTGTCTCGCGACGGTGCGAGCGTGTCCACCGGAAAGATGCCGTAATCTAGGCGATGGAAGGAAGATCGTCGGCGTTATCCCAGCTCGGGCGCGAAGGAAACAAAAAGGTAACATTGTGACCAAGCCGATAACCGGACGGTTACTGGTTCGAATCCAGTCGCAGGAGCAGACGCCCCGAGCCCTCACGGGCTCGGGGCTTTTCGTTTATCCCTGAACCGGTGCAGGGGAGGAGTGGGGGTGACTCGGGGTTAAAGAAGGGGGGTTACCGCGCATATTCAGCGGTTCGCGTGCGAGCGACACACCATGTCCGAGACAGTTTTGCCCACAACGCAGACCACTTCGCCCACGACACCCCATTGTCGGCGTTTGTCGTCGAGGTGGTCTGCACTTTGGGCGCCACGCCACCTCGAACCGCGACCCCAGTGCCCCGAACCGCGACCCCAGTGCCCCGAACCGCGACCCCAGTGCCCCGAACCGCGACCTCACCACCACCAAACAGGGGCAATTGCGCTGTGAGAGGTGCGCGGTCGAGCTCGGCCTACGTCGAGGGCGCCACCAAACGGGGGGAATTGCACCAATAGAGGCGCGACACGCCGGCGACACGCCGGCAGGATGCTCCTAATGGTGCAAAACCCCCACCATTACCCTGGGCGTCACGCTCCCTCACTGGCGTCACGCTCCCTCACTGGCGTCACGCTCTCTCACTGGTGCAGGGCAGCCCGGCGGGCACCGATAAACGCCAGAAAGGCGTCGCCGACGGGGCCTTGCTGCACAGGCGCGGGTAGGGCGGGGCGCCGATAAACGCCAGAAAGGCGTCGCCGGTAATGACGGGGGCGTCACGGCCGACCAACTCCACGACGGGGCTTGTGTCCGATGAGGCGAAACACCTGAACGGCAAGAGTCAACCCCAACTGATCGGGTTGAATCTTCCCTAACGGCTCGAATGCTCCTCACGGGTTGAATGCTCCCGATGAGGTGCAATCCTCTCGATGGGGGTGATCCCGTTTGAAGCGCGGCGGCGCGAGCGCACAAGCCCGACGACCCCTCCCTCGACGATGCCAGAGACCGAGCCGTGACCAACGCGCTTCGTCCTATATCCGCAATAGTGATACAATGCTCGAGAGGGTGGCAGCCAGCCCACCAGGGAGTGATCCCCGGGCAGGTGGGCCACCCTTTTCTTATCATTCGCAAGCTCGCCGACCGCGGGCGCAATGCCCGGGTCAGAACCGTGATGTCCGATCAGTCCCTAGCTGCAACGGTGGGGCTACAGGGAGGGCTCATTCCGCGTGGGGCGTCAGCTCCAGGTGACCGGCCTGTTGCTCGTCATAGGTGCGGTTACCGTGTGATCCTTTGGGAAAGCCCCTATTTCTCACTCGAATTATTTTCAAGGTGCCGCGATGTCCGCTCCTTCTCATCATCGGCCCTGCTGGCGTTTCTTGGCGGGTCTTGTCTCGCACGTCCCGGTTCTGATGCGCCCGCTGCCAAAGCGTGATCAATACCCCGCGCTCACATGACGCGGACGCCGAACGGGCTGCCAGGTCACGCGGTAACCCGACGTCCAGTGGGGCAGGTGGCAACACGCCAACACGAAATGTCCTATATCCCTCCTGTCGCGCGAGAACATCGACGCGGGAAATGAAGGGAAAAAGTGGGGAGCGGGGCCCATTGCCCGGGCCTTCCGACGGTCGATTATTCCACGACTAGCCCAGGGGGGATTCCCGCTCCGCATCAAATCTATCACGGGCTCGCTTGCATTCGTAGGGGAGAGTTGGGATCGGTGTGCAGTGCTGTGGACTTGCACGCTGGCGTGAGCGTGCGCGTGCGCGGGTGGTGAGGGTGGGGTGCCTGGCGTGCACGGGCGTTGTCGGCGTGTGCTGGCGTCGACGTGCGCAGGTGCCTGGCTTGCACAGGGCTGGCACGTGCGGGTTACGAGGGCGTGGCTCGCATGTGGATAGGTTACGCGCATGTGGATAGGTTATGAGGATGTGGATAGCTTAATAACCTATCCGGATGTTCATAACCTATCCGGATGTTCATAACCTATCCGGATGTCGATAATCTATCCGCGTGCGGGGTGGGCTCCGGTTGGCGGCTGGCGTGCGCGTGCGCGGGTGGTGAGGAGGCCTGCGGATTGAATAGCAACCTGAGAATCGAAAAGGAATGGAGCTGTGCGAGAAGAACTGGTCGAAGTGGTCCTGCGCGTCGTGGAGTCAATTCCGGCCGGGCATGCAGCCACGTACGGCATGATCGCCCGTGCGGTTGGCACCGGTCCGCGCGTCGTGGGGCGGATCATGCACGATTGGGGCGGTAGCGTCCCGTGGTGGCGCGTCGTGAACGTTCACGGAACTTTTCCAACAACTGTGCGAGGGGACGGTTTGTCTCATTGGGAGCAGGAGGGGATGCGTCACGATCCGGCTCGCGGAAAACTTGCGCTCAGCGCCTGCCTCGTCGATCAGGACTGGCTCGACACTGTCGCGCAAACTGTCCTAGAGAATCTGCGAAATAGTGCGGAAATGTCAGACTTGTAGCTGCGGAAGTCTATTACGATTTGGTTACGCGTTCGCCGATTTGGCTGGCGCGCGCACCTGTGATGCCTTACTCTTAAAGGGACGCCGAAGAGGGCGTTTCCCTGGATGCGTTTTCGTTAGCGTTAACGATAGCCGGGGAAGCAAACTCCAGAAACAGAGAAGTTACTGGTACCCAAGGGGTGAGAAGTGACGAA